ACAGCGGTGACGGTGACAGCGCAGGTGTCGGTCTTGGTGCCGTCTGCTGCGCTGGTCGCGGTGATGGTTGCGGTGCCGACTGCCAAGCCGGTGACAAGACCTGTCTCGCTCACGCTGGCGATGGCCGGGGCTGAACTTGTCCAGGTGACTTGCTGGCTTGCACCGGCTGGAGTGACCACAACTTCGAGGTCGCCGGTTTCGCCCACTGCCACGCTCAGGGTGGCCGGGGTGACATCCACGGCGGCCACAACGATTGGAGCCGGCAGGCGGGTGATGGTCGGGGCCACGCGGCGGGCCGTGTAGTTCAGTTCTACCTGGATGATGTCGGTCGAGCCGCCATCGGGCCAATCAGCGGTCACTTCCATCTCGGGGATTAGGAACCTGTAGCCGCCGTCCGCGTTGCCGATGGTGAACTCCAGGCTGATCGCTTCGTTGGTCTTCTGGGCCTTCCACAGCTCGTAGGCCATCTTCGACCAGCTGATGGTGATCGCACCGGATGGGGTGAAGGTGGTGGCAATGATGTTGCCCGGGTACGGGTTGCCATTGCCGATGCAGCGCTGGGTCTGGACAGCGTTGTCGAACTGTAGATTGAAGCTGTCGACGCAGGCGTTGTCCTCGCCCACCTGGACGCCGTTGATCTTCAGGCCGCTGATGTCCTTGAAGCTGAAGCGGCGCTGACTGGCCTCGGGCTGGGCGTTGATGATGAACGACGTGTTGTCGCCCTTGTCATCCCAGGAGCGCGCCGCCATGGTCGTGGTGACCGTGACCTCGTTGTCGCCAGGGAAATCGAAGTTCATGGTGGCGACTTGTACGCCGCGGGCGATGGCCGATACACCGATGTCGGTCGCGTAGGAGGCGATCGAGAAGGTGATGCGGTCGTCGCCCATGGTGAGCTGGTTGGTGGCCCAGGCCTTGCCGAAGCAGGAGGCCATGAACTCGTCCAGCGCGCCATAGCGCCACTTGGTTTCGATATCACCGCCCACATCCACGGTAGTCTGGGCGGTGCCCTGCGACATGCGGGTGAAGCCGATCTCGTTGTTCTCTTCCGAGTTGAAGGTCGGCATCAGGCCGTTGCTGATGCGCGTCAGCACGCTCCAGTCGCCTGCGGGGGTTACGCCTGGCGTCACCTCTTTGATGTAGGCGAGTTGTACTTTTGCACCGCTCGACATGGGGTATTTCTCCTATCAGTAGGCGTAAAAAAACCGCCTTGTGGCGGTGCATTGGTTGGGCTTGGATCAGGCCGCGTCGAGCCCAAGGGTCATTTGTAACTGGTCGCGCCAGTATTCGACCTGATGCTCTAGGCCTGGCTTCTTGTTGCGCCAGCTGGCCAGCTCACGACCGCTCAGGCTTGCAACGGCCTTCGCGTCGTCAAGGGCACGGCAGGCGCGGTCAAATTGCTGCTTCTCGTTCAGTTCGCCGCGTAGCAGAGCGTCAATGTGCAGGTCGGCCCATACGGCGAAGTCGTCGTCGAGCCAGCGAGCGAACGCAACGGCCAGCTTTGGGTGGAGCCAGGTACCCTGACCCTTGCCGCCCTTCACTGCCTCGACAAGACCGAAGTGAGATTTTCCCACTTCGGTGTCCAGGCCCAGTGCTCTCGCCAGAGCCTTTAGGTAGCTGATGCTTGCGGGCAGGCGAAGCCAATCGACCGGGCGCTTGCCGAAGCGCTTGGCTATGTCCGTGGCGTTGATCCAGCCGTCGCTGTTGAAACGCACGGCTTTGCCTTGGTAGTGAAACGGAATGACGTTGCTCTCGATCATCTGTGACACCTCGTTCATCAGGCGAATAGAAACGCAGCCGGGGCGGACGGATGAACGAACATCCACCGTTCGGCTGTACGGGCCTAGGCTGCGTGTTTTGTTGCCTTGCGGCAGAAATTGAGGGCTCAGTAGGCCCGGTATGGAACCCGGACGTTGACCTGGTACCAGTTGTTGCCGTCGTCGCCGACGACCTGCGGGGAGGCTTCGAAGAAGTCGAAAGGCCCTTCTGGCGCGCTGTAGTACTGGAACTGGGTGACCAGCGTGTCTACTGCCCTGGTGATTGCCAGGGTGCCGCTGTAGCTCGGAACGAAGAGCTGGATTACGACGATTCCGGTCTGGCGCACACATGGGCCGATTCCGACCTCTGGCGTGCTGCTCAGGCCAGGTATGTCGGCAAGCCGAGCCCAGATGCTCCGCCCTGCAGGATTGAACGGCTTTGGTGGGTTCGGGTAATCCACTGCATCAGCAGGGATGCCGGTCCATTGCGCCATTCGCCCGATGACGATGGCGCGGATTTGTTCGAAGGTCATGAGCTGTACTTCTGCGCGACGCTGTTGAAGGAAACGCCGTAGATACCGGCGGGAGCCTGCTTAGAATGGCCATCTTCAAGCGGCACGGCGTACACCAGGTTGTTCTGGATGAACACCTGGGTGTAAGGCTCAAGGCCTGTCATGACCGATAGCCCTCGGGATATGGTTTCCCCGCCTGACGGGTCGACCGTATCGAGATTGGTGTAGACAGGCGCCCCGATGCTGACGATGTTGTTGCCACGGAAGCGCCCGGTATCGACTGGCGAAGCCAGAACAATCTGCTGTAGAACTTCCAGCGAGATAGTTCTTACCCTCAGTGCAAGCTGCTCCTCGACCACGCCAACGAACAGGCTTGGCGGTGTACTCCATCCCCTGCTCTTGGCCATGGCTATTTCCTCAGCTGGACTTCGTAGTGCGCCTTGGCTGGATCAGGCGCCGGGCTTACCACGCGATACACAGCGGGCTGCCCTGTCATCAGGTCCGTGACCGTTATCTGGTGCCCAACGGCCGGTCTGTCGGTGACTTCGTTGGCCAGACAGATCAGCAGAAGGTCGCCCACCAGGATGTTCAAGCCGTCGATGCGCTGACTGTCGTAGCTGTCTAGGACGCCGCGCCCGGTGTAGGTCACAGGCTGGGCCGTGGTCGTTTCGTTCACAGGATCCCAGACACCTGGTCCCATGTAAGTGCCGGTGAATGTGGATACGGCATCAGCCAGATCGATATCGAACGCAGCGGCCAGGTCAGACTGGATGTCACTTCGAAGGCCCATATCAGCACCTCACGACTTTGGTCTGACCGCTGTTGTTCAGGTAGTGCGCCAGCAGCGCCAGGGCGAACGACTCGCCGGCGCTGATGGTGCGGGATGATTCCGAGTAGGACTTGCTGCTGGAAACGCTGCCAGCTTGGGCCGACTTGCTCAGCACGCCGGTTTCCTTGCTGCCGTAGATGTTGCCTGCCGCAGCCTCTAGGGCAATCTCGGCGCCTGCCTGAATCACGTCATCCGGTACCGGATCGAACTCAGGCAGGCCGAGATTGGTGAGCCAGGTGTTGGCCATCAGCACCGCCCGGGCCTTCTGGTCGTCGGGCGCCCAGGTCGGCCCAAGCAGGGCGTCTACCTGCTCGACGGTGATGTAGGTGGTCATTACGCGGCCTCATCCAGCAGTTTCTGCAAGTCAGCGGCGCTCGCCTCGGGCGAGAACTCAATGCCCTTTGCGGTCAGGGCAGTCTGCAGCTTTTCCTTGGCCTCAGCTTCGGCTGCGGCCTTTTTCTCGGCTGCGGTCTTGCCATTGCCACCATTGCCGGCCTTCACTTCCTTGACCGGCTCCGGGTGTTTGTAATCCTCAGGCGCGAAGCGCGCATCGAGGATCTTGTAGCCCTTCTGCCGCAGGTAAGTCTTGCGCTCAGCAGAGACCGGGTGTTTCTCGTAAACGATCTTTTCGGACATGTCTGTCTCCAGTTGAATGCGCCCCGAAGGGCGCTATGCCGATTACTGCGCGGCGTCACCGATGGTCATTACGCCAGCCGAGGCCTTGATGCTGTTCGCCACCAGGTCCCAGTTGGAGCCGGTCGCCAGCTCAGCGTCGGTAGGAGACTTGCCACCGTTGGTGGTGTCCCAGGTGTAGCCCTTGAGACCCATGCCGAAGGTGTAATCGGCCTGCATGGTGGTCTCGATGCGCTGGTTGCCGTTGGTGGTCTCGATGTTGGTGATCAGGTCGGAACCATCCATCACCATCGCCGCGCCATCGGCCAGGCTCAGCACCTTCTGCTTGTCCGGGGTGCCGGACTCGAACAGTGCGGCGGCGTCGGTGATGATCACCGCCTTGCCCAGGATGTCGACCACCTGCACGCCGCTGAACTGGAACAGGCGCTCGGCGTTGGCGAGGTTCTGGCCCATCAACTTGTGGTACATGGCACCGGTCATGACCTGGGCAACCAGGCGCTGGGAGGCGTCACCAAACAGCGCGTGGGCGTTGTTGATGGCGACGTAGGTGATGCCGGCGGTGGCCGAGACATCGTTCACAGCGGTCGGCTGGTTGCCGATGGCGGCCACCAGGGCGGCGATCGCAGTGTTCAGCTGGTCGGCCATGATCGATTCGGACAGGTTGCGGCTGATGACCTCCAGCGCTTCCTCCGGGTTCTTCTGCACCCAGGACAGCTGGGAAGGCTCCCAGATGATCGGGCCGAAGCCGCCGGCGATCTTCACCGAGTCGTACTGCTTCTGCGAAAGCGGGGTCGATGCCTGCGAGCTGTTGGCGGCGTAGCGGTCAACGCGGCGTTGAGCGCCGTGCAGGCCAGCCCAGAAGGATTCCTGCAGGAAGTCGCCGTCGATGCCCTGAGTGGTGAGGCGGATAGCCCCGGCCGAGGCAGCGTTGAACTTCTCGACGTCCTGCTGCAGGGTCTCGATGGTGGTTTGCTTGAGGTATTCGTTGAACACCTTCATGTTCGAGAGAGACATATCGTTTCCTTATGCGTCTGCGGTCATGGCCTTGATGGCTTCCAGGCGCGCAGCCTTGTCGCCGCCAAGGTTTCCCTTGGTCTGAGGCTTTTGCCCATTTGTCGTGTGGGCTCCCGTGCCTTGAGCGCCGGAGCCCTTGAGGATGTGATCGCGGTGCGGGTACTGCGAGACGAGGGTTTCGAGCGCTTCGTTGAAGTCGGCCAGTTCACCCGGGCGGGAGCGGCTGAAGATCTTCTGGCCCTGGGCGTCGTAGGCGACGACCTTGCCTTCCTCGATCTTGAAGTTGCTGCCGAAGGTGGCCTGGACCATGTCAGCAGGAACAGCCATCTTCTCGGCGATGTACTGCGAGCGGGCGAAGCTGCCGCCGATCTTCTCGGCATACAGCTGCTGCTCGAAGCCCTGCGCCTTGGTGTTGGCTTCATCCAGCTGGGTTTGGAAGGCTTTGCTGATTTCACCCTTCACCTTCTCGATCTCGCCGGCATCCACCAGCTTCTTGGCGTCGAGGTTGGCGACGATCTCCAGGGCTTTCTTGGCGGCCGCAGCATCTTCGATGCCTTCGAACGCCTTCGCAGTCCTCTCGAAGCCGTCCGCGCGCTCACGGTGCGACTTCGCCTCGGCATTCAGCCGGGTGATGGTGTTGCGGGTGCCGACCGCATCGAATGCGACGTCCTTGCCGTCGTCATCGGTGTAGACGGGCTTGCCATCTTCGATCACTGCGTACTGCTTGCCATCCACCTCTACGGTCTTAAGTTTCATCTCGTCTCTCTGGGCCATCCGGCCTGTTGTTGAGCCATCCGGCCCCATTGCGCCCCGTCCATCCGAACCGCAGGCAGAAAAAAAGCCACGCGCTTGGCGAGGCCTGCATTGCGCGCCACAAAATGCTGGTGTTGCGTTTCGTGGCGCGGAATTACTTGAGCCGCTCGCGCAGCTCGTCGAGGGTGAGGAATTTCCC